GTTGAGGATCTCGCGGTCGATCTCGAGAGCGATCTGCTCGGAGAGGATCGATGTGAGCTCAACCTCTGCGTCCATCGAATGATAGGCGTTGAGGTCTTGTGCGAGCTCTGGCGACCACTTAGCGCGAAGCTTACGGGTCTCAGCGGTGATGGCAATCGACTCGATCTTGATGTCGATCTCGGGGATTGCCGGTGCCGGTGTAGCGCCGAAGTCGGATTCGAAGGATGGAACAGTGACTGTTGCACCAGACGCCGAATCGACAGAGAGGCTGGACGCTACGACGCAGGACAGCTTGCCTGTGCCTGCGGTCAACGCGCTGAGGCCGTTTGCGCCCTTAAGAACCATTTGAACGTGTGTACCATTCAATGCATCTGGAGAGAAGCCGGTAGACGGGTTGAAGTTACCACGCTTGTTGAGGCGACGAAGATTGAGTACGCCCTCGCCACCCTGGTATGTTTCGCCCCATGCGGTTGCATTAGCTCCATAGCCGCTGAACATTGCGATTTGTTCGACTGCAAGAAAATCTGCAGCTGGTATTGCAGCTGTGATTGCAGATGTAGGAACGTAAACAAGGAACAGGTCAAGGTCGCCATTCGTCAAAGCTGTCTCAACCTGACTGTCGAAGTCCAACCAACGCGCGTTGGATCCCGAGAAGTCGGTCGAAGCTGCGACGATTCCACCGTTTGTCCAAGTAAGTGCATTGGCGCCCTTATAAGAACCAGAGTACACTGTCCCTGCGGCGAAGTTTAGCGCAGACATTGAACCGGTCACTCGAGAGTAACCAGTACCGACGAGGTCGTACATACCACCCGTTGCAAGAGATCCGGAACGAACTCCCTTACCAGCTGGGTTGTTGTAGAGAGATTGACCACGAGAGTAAACCTCTCCGGACTCGCCTAGTGGCTTACCGACGTCTGAGCCGTAGGTATAATCAAGATAGAAGATTAGACCTGAGGGAAGGCTCATCGGTTGAATCGACACGAGCTCATTGGCAACGAGGCCACCGAACACGCGGCGGACGATCGGGAAGGCAATGTTGCTAAAACCCTGAATCTGTCCGGAGCCAACGAGGCTACCACCACCCGTCGAGAGAGCATTGCTCTCCTTGAGGACTTGGGCAGCTTGGTTTTCAAGAAGTTGCGACATGACCTCACGGCGAGTACCGTCTAGGCCACGGAGGAGACCTGTGCGACTCCACTTCTCTGTAAGACGTGCGCGCTCGGCACCGATGTGCTTATCCCTGATACCTTGCGCTAAATGTTGTAGTGTAAATTGTTTCATTTGTTTCTCCTAAAATATATTGACTAAAAACGAATCATTTAAGACCTGCGAGCTTTGCCCAGCGATCAGCCTCGTAGCCTTCGCTAAGAACCGTCGATGCTGGACGCGTTGCTTGCGAAGAAGAGCCAAGAACTGGACGAGCGCCTTCCGCCAAAGAGCGAGAAGGTGTTGCCAGCGTTTTAACCAGGCTTTCATATACAAGCTTAACTTCTCTTTCACTTGAAGCTTCGTCTAGACGCTCGATGATATCGGCCTTTTGGCGCTTCGTGAGCGATTCATTCTGGAGTAGCTTGTTGCAATAGAGGAGTTTCGTGTTGAACAGATTCGTTTCCGCCAACTTCTTACGGAGAGTTGAGGTCTCGTCCGTCGACCTTGTCGAAGCGCCATTGAGGCGGGCTTCATTGCGGCTCTCTGCAAGAACCGATTGTAACTTGGCAGTGCGACGCACTGACTCGTTGAAAATATTTGCATAATAAGCATAAGCTTCTTGCATCTTCTTGGCTTGCTTCGCTTGCTTTTGAGCTTCTTGCTTCGCCTTCTGGGCTTCCTGTTGTCTCTTCTGCTTCATCTTTTGTTGAGCCTCTTGCTGCTTCTTCTGAGCCTTTTGTTGGGCTTCCTTTTGTTGCTTCTTGGCAGCTTGAGCCTTCTTCTTCGCCTCTGTCTGGAGGCGAGCCTCGCGAGCTAAACGACGAAGAGCTTCTTGAACTTGTTGTTGTTCTTGTGGAGCGCCAGGATTTCTTGTGCGACGTTCTTGAGAATTTGATGCTCCGCCAGGTCCTACAGCGTCGGCGTGGTCACCGGCTTCTTCCATCTCCTGTTGCTCTTCTTCCTTATCGTCAACTTCGCCATATTGATGCATGCCTTGTTGCTTCTTCTGTTGTTGACCTTGTTGCTTCTTCTGTTGTTGGCCTTGTTGCTTCTTCTGTTGTTGGCCTTCTTGCTTCTTCTGTTGTTGCTGGCCTTGTTGCTTCTTCTGTTGTTGACCTTGTTGCTTCTTCTGTTGTTGACCCTGCAACATTTGATCTAATTCGTCCATTTCTTGATCTAACTCGTTCATTTCGTCTATTTCTTGATCTAACTCGTCCATTTCATCTATTTCTTGATCTAACTCATCCATTTCATCTATTTCTTGATCTAACTCGTCCATTTCACCACATTCCTGTCGGTCGTCCATTTCATCTTGTTGATCTTGTGATTCTGATAAATCAATATCGACAAAAGGGTCTCCCATTTCTTCATCTTCGAACTCGTCAGAGACGTCGCCTGGGCCATGTCCCCAAGATTGTGCGTCATCGGCCGCTTCGCGAAGGGAACGCATACGAGCTATTTCGCGACGGAGCATGTTTTCATCAATTTCTACTATTGTGTTGTAGCTTAAACGTTTTGATTCCATTTTTTGAGCCTCCTCAGCTTTTTCTTCTTCGTCGCCGAGGTCTAACTCCTCGGATTCTCCTTCTTCCTCGCCTTCGCCTGCAGAGCCTTCTTCATCGCTGAGGTCAAGTTCATCTCCACCTTCCTCAGATTCCTCTTCGGCAGGTTCTTCGCCAGCTTCATCGGTAACGAGGTCGACGCCGAGATCGTCTAATTGATCACCTACTTCGTCGGGGACGTTTGTGAGTTTTAGAGTTATTTCAGCCTCAGTTAATGATTTAAGATTCTTTTTCATGTTGTAACGCTCCACGAGCTTGTTGAGTTGTTGGTATAATTTTTCTAACTTTCCTTCGTAGACTCCTTTGTCTTGAAGGTTCCCTGCAGATTCCTGCAAGTATTCATAAACGGTTTCAATCTCAGAGACCATCTCTAAGATTTTTCTTTGGTAGTTAGCAGTTTTCTTTATGGATATGCTAGCTTCCAAAAACTTTTCTACCGCTTCGTTAAGTTGAAAAAGTTTTGACTCTATCTTAAGAGCGGTTGACGCGTTGAGTTTTTCAACGATCGGGTTTAGCAATTTTATCGATTCGTTGCTCAACTCATACTGATCATAGACGGTAGAAGGTTCAACGCTTATATCGTCTAAATCTAATGTGACTTTTCCTTCTTCGTCAGGCGACGACATTGCAGCAGCGACGCTAGGATCAGTCTCGACAGGTACTTCATCGGTCGCTGGCACTACTACTGTAGATTCCAAACTGTCGTCAGTAAGAATATCTTCCTTGGATTCTTCATCTGAGGCTTCTCTTAGAAGTTCTGCTTCAATTAAATCCTTTATTCGCGGTGAAACTGCTTCGATTAACGCTTTCTTGGCGTTATCTTCAGCAATTTCTTTTAGCTTTTTTACGTCGGCTAAAGCCTCTTCATATAATTGTTTCGACATACCTTCTAGTGCCTCTCTTATTTTTAATTATCGTTTGAATATTGATTATTCAACTGAGCTTTTACCGCGTTGTAAATTTTCGCCCAGAGATACTGTCCCAAGTCTAGGAGCAGTAGCAGAAGGTGATGTGGTATTGACGCTTGGATTTTTCGTATCAAAGCTTTGCTTGATGTCTTCGGGAGATATTTTTGGATCTGCATCTTTATCTACGCCGTCTGTCTTACCAGGTCCTGGCGAAGTAAGATCGGCGAAGTACGGGCTAGCAGGATCGCCTGCTTTATTCCATTTTACCTCTGCGGTGTTTGGAACCGTACCATTGTTTACTCCGTAACCAAGGTCTACTCCATTACCAAACATTTCTTTATCGCCTTGTCCATTGATAAAGTTTTTCGCAACAGCGACTGCTGCTTCGGCCGCAGCGGCATTATTTTCTTTTCCGTCGTATAGACCATTTAACCCTCCCTTGAAAAGCTTCGACAGCCTGTCAAGTTTTGCAGTTTTTGTAGGTAAATAAATTGTATATCGTCCGCTACCTGGTGTTCCCATAATAATTACCGCCTTTCAAGGATAATCAAGTCAGATACCACGAAGGATGCGAGCTCGTGTTTCGACTATTTTCTTAAGTCTATTGCGAAGACGTGTCTCTTCGATTTTAAGAGCTTTAATATAGTCGATCTTTTTTTCAAGAGCTTTATCAGAACCAAACTCGTCAGCGGCAACTTCTTCTGCATCAGAAGCACGCTCCTCAGTTGATTCCATGTCGCCGAACTTGGCAACTTCTTCAGCTATAATTTTCCTTAATAAATTGCTTGTTAGTTTCATTAGTGTTCTCCGTACAGCATTGCTAAATATTCTGAAAAAAAGGAATTACGAAAAAATTATTATTATTTCTTCGACGTACCCATAAAAGCTAAATCTGCCCATTTCGATGCAGCCTCTTCGCCAAATAAATCTTCTGGATTATGAGAAGCGACCAAGTTTTCTATTTTTCCACTTGGCATCGGTGCTTTCATTCTATCGTTTTCTAACATGGTCGGCAAAGTTTTTTCTGCAGTGTCAGCCAAGATAGACGCCATTACATCATTACCGCCGGCTTCTCGGCGGATAGCTTCTTTTATCGCGGAAGTTTGTTGCAGCTTTATTTTTGATGCATTTTGTCGTAATACACTTGAAGTCGATAAAACGGGCGGGTGTGTCGGCGATTTTCTAGCCGCTTCATTTATCGATGCGCCTGTAGAAGAACCCATACCTTCAGCCAAAATCTCAACCAAACACTCTTTAACGATAGACTTTAGTTGTTGTTTAGTAATACCCATGTTCAACCTATACCATTCCAGAAA